CCATCACTAATTTCGTTTGTGAAGTGTTCTACTTGACCGAGTTCAGTACTTTCGTACCAACCATCGTGAACAAGATCACCCACTTCGTACTCTACGTTGCGAACTCTAGGGAACGCACGATTAAGAGTATGACGGGTGTAGAATCCCTGAACGCACTTGTACTCGGAGTTGTAGTAATCTTCTACATCATCCTGAGTTGCAAAGGTGAGATCAGTTGATTCAACATATTCGCTTACATCGTTGTTATAGATGTACGGATCAAGATTAGCAATAGTAGGCAGTGTTCCGTCAGGTTCACTATCTGAATTACAATCGTAACCAATAGCACCGACAATAGCAGTCGGGCGATCAACAACTCTAGTGAAGAGAAGTTGGGAACCTCTTGTGAAATAACTACTTGCTGCAAAAAATGTTTTTACGGTGTCCTCTGTAGGTTCGCCATAAGACTCGACAAACTCCCGTTCAGTGTTAACAATATCAATCTTAAAAGCAGGACCGCGTTCTGCATTACCAACTAACATGCAGACGGTGCTTACTTGATTGCTAACGTGATCGGAGATGTCAATTTCTTGAACTCTAACAGCAGGAGAAAGACCAGATCTAATAGTTACCATGTTCTTTTCCTCTTTCTTGTAAATAAATGAGTTTACACTCTACATATATTCTAATCTTATTTATACCTAGATTTATAAAAATCAGAGATTATTTTTAAAAAAGATTAACTAATCCAGTTGGGTCCACTGACTTCGGTTTCTGCGAACAAGGCTGTATTGATATCGAAGTCTTCTCGCTTGAAGAATCTGATTGGGATATGCAGGATCGGTCCAGGCTGATCTGTCAATGGCTTATAGATCCATCCCTTGATGGTAAAGTTGAGATCACCACGCACAGTCCTGCGATCAGTATCCAAGTACTCAATGGGTATCTCTCGGCCTATACTACCGTCAAAATCAATTCTTAATTCGCGAGGTATCTGAGTGAGTGTATTGATATTCTCTTTAATTTTAACGATGATATACGGGGCTATAAAGGGTACGATGTTCTCGGAGATCTGATGGATGTGAGCTTCGTACTTCGCTATCACAGACAGGTTCATACCTATATTATAAGGTATTGGCATCCTATCCTGATACTGACTAGAGTTCTGCTTAATGCGTCTCTTCCTATAGAAGTTCAATGCTCTAGTGTCATCGTAGTCGATAGAGGTGATGGACACTGAAAACATCGGCACCTTCATATCATACTGCGACTCAGGATTCGTATACTCATATTTCTGCTCCAGAAGCTTTCTCTCTTGGGGAGCATAGATAATGTCGATAGGTGTCTCTACAAGCTGATCTAGGGTGTTGTTTTCATCTCGGTCTTCGTCAATGACCTTCATGCCCTTGAATAGAGACATAAAGACGATAACCTGATTTCTCACGCTATTGTAGTAATAATACTCTTGGTTGGGTGTACGCATTGCCATAGTCTACTCCATAGGTTCATAAGTATTTATTATCATACAAAAAAAATCCCGATGATTTCTCATCGGGACGTAAAAAAATAACACAGAGAGGGAACTTGACGATTTGCTTTTATATCCTACGATATAGCGTCTGTTGATTTATTCCCCATCTTTTCCTTCACTATTATTTATGCTTGCAACCTTCTCTGCAAACGATATTTCTTCATCTTTTTATAAATCTTTTTCAAGTTCATTGGCTAGTCCAATTAGCTCTTCTGAGGGAACGCTGACACCTTCGTTCTGATAGGCCAGACAATGCTCTCTGGTCATCTGCGATAGTATAGGAAACTCAGCAACCACTTCCTTGGCAGCAGCATTGAGTTCTCCAACTGCAAACCATTTGTGAACTGGATAGGCATTACCAATAGTTGCCTCATCCTCAAATACCATTGCGGTGGCAACATGTTTTCTGTAACAATCTAGGCATGATATTTGCGACATTATTCTCTCCCTAAGTCCCTATCGATATCTGTATCAATCCGATCTATATCGGCATCAGTAAGACCGAATGACTCTTTCAGCATCTCTACCATTTCGCGAGATACTGAACCACGCATCTTAGCATCGAAAAATCCATTGCACTTCCGATACTTATGCTTCATATAACATTGTATAGCTTCGTCTTTGGATAGTGAGAGAAATCTATTCTTCGCTTTCATCCTCAATCTCCTCTTCTGATTCAAAGACAAAGTTCCGATCCTTCGGTCCCTTCTTCAACTGTGACCATGCATCTCCAAGATCTTTTTTAAGTTTATTGATATACAACTTACCCTCGTTGGCTTCAACGTTGTCTGAGAGTCTATAACCCTTCCCTGCTCGGATTGAGTCATTGATCATAGTTACCTTACCAGAATCCCAGTCAGTTTCCTTATGTCTCCATAACATAACAGGAGATTCTGGATCTGGGACATCACGATAGATTGCCCCGTCCTGCTCGAACTCTTCAGACCAATCCTGAGTCAGTCGGAGAAGATCCTTCCCAGCCTCCTCCATGCTATCGAATTTATCAGAACGAGGATACCATAGTAGAGATTCTTCTGTACCAACTCCACCACCTTCATCCCACGCACCATGTAGCTTGAAAACACCATACCCCAATGTCTTCATTCGATCAATCAGTTCAGCTTGACGTTGTTTATTACGTCTACCATGTTTATCTGGTTCGTCTTGATACTCTCCACGATATGCTGTAATAATGCCAAAGACTGCTGGATCGATCATATGCTCCCAAGCTCGACTCTGACTTCTCTGAGTCTCGTTAATAACCTCTTCAGCTTCTGCCAATAGACATTGACGCTTGCGTTCCACTGTGAACTGTCTATCCTCAAAGAGACTCTTCATCTCCATGTCTTTATAGTATCCACGTTTCTTCAAACGCCCACGGACCTCTTCAACTAAAGGACTATTGAATGCAATATCCTTCACTGGACGATTTGTACCATCCCAGTTCGCTTCCTCAAGGAAACCTTCATCTGCATATTGTTTTAGGTAATCATCAGGCGAGATAGATTGTGACGAGTTTGTAGCGAGGTTATCAATCTTCAATGTCCAAGAGTTTGCAATGTCTCTGGCAAACTGCTTAGTATGAGGTGTGAGTTTATTATATGCCTCACCCTTATCCTTGAATGCTTGAATAAGATCCGCAATAGCACCTAGTGCATCTTGAAGCTTTCGTTTTCTAGCTGAGAGTTGAATAGTAAAGAAGTTCTGCCAGTCTCTTGCTCTGATCTGACCAGACTCAACCGCAATGATCTTGATGCGGTCTTCATTCTCTCTGTTAACAGGTAGGGTTTCAAGTTCTTCTTCTGCTGCCCAGTGTAGATCCAATGCTTTCTGAACCTTTGGGATTTTTATATCATGTTCGTGTCTATTAATCTCTACTGCAACGTTATTCTCTGGATTATACCAGTATCCATTTCCTTGTGCCATCTCTACTCCTTATAGCGTGTTATCCTAATTCCTGATTCGTTAAACATCGTTTGTGAAATAGCCATATCATCTTCCCACCTTTCATTCCAATAAGTTTCTTTTGCTTCTTCATCTCTTGCATCGATAATGACTTCTACAATACCAGACTGAATGATTGCTCTTGCGCATCTTGCACAAGGAATCCAGTCAACATAAATCTTTGCACCATCTAGAGCTACACCATGACGGGCAGCATTGTAGATGGCATTTCGTTCTGCGTGTTCTGTCCACATATATTTATCAGGTCGCGCATGTCTTTTTTCAATTTCTTTCTCAGCAGATTCTATAAGCGATTGTCTCACATAGGATCCCATCACCTCTCTTATATCCTCAGTGACCCCTCTGGGAAAACCATTGAACCCAGTAGAGAGGATATTGTTATGCTCTCCGACAATGATAGAACCAACTTTGGTTGTACGGTCTTTGGATTTCTGACTGATCGAATCCAGCATGTTAATAAAATATTTATTCCAATTCATTTTCTTTCTCCTTGATTTCCTGTCAATATATGGTATTATAGCACATAAATAGATAGTGTCAAGATCATTTCTATCATTTAATTCAATAACAATTGGGAGAGATTATGTTTGCATCTAAAGCACTGAACGAGAAATATGTTATTCCAAGACATGAAGGGTGGGAGGAGATTTTAGAACCCCTTGTGCGCAGAATAACGGGAGCGCAACAAGGTAAATGTCGCACCGCATGTAACCATACCAACGATACATTCACTATAAAAATGCACCACATGGGGTTGTGTCCCTGTGAATATGGGCAGAAGCGTAAAGAGTTCGAAGAAAATAATAAACATGCCTCGGAGTGCTTCCATCCTAACTGGAAAGAGATTGATGATGCTTTCCGAAGTCACCCTAAGTACAGTCAGGCATTGATTTTAAAAACAGAACGAATTAATATGGAGATGCAACTGTGCCGTAAGTATCGTCTCCCATATCAAGGTGGTTCTTATATCGAGAATCTATGTACCTGTAACTTCGAAAGGAAGTGGGCAGTACTCGATATCGAACACGCTGAAGACTGTCCCGTCATCACTCCTAATTTTTATCACCCAGCATCGGGTACTAAGGTCTATTGGAATAAAAAGTTCTTTAGAGATTCTTATTCTAATCGCAGACTATCTAGCGAAGAGTTTCAAAATATTATTTCAGAATGTATCAAATCAATCTGAACCTTGAGGAGAGTTGAACGTTAATATAGATGTAGGAGTCCGTCTATATAAGGAGAAACCATGGAAGAGTACGAAGAATACGAAGACGAGTATACCGAAGAAGAAACATTAGGA